CATATACAGCACCAGTCATAGTTATTTCTTCGCCATTTTGAATAAGGACACCAGGAAGTGTTCCATCTACGATAGCAGCATTAGCATACTGGGTCATTAAAGCCTTATCATCACCAGCAAGTTTTAATTCTTTGGCAAGAAAATCTTTAAGGTCTTGACTCTTTGGATTAACTGAATCTACAATTGCTTCTTGAGCCTTAATAAAAGCATCATCAATGATCTTGCTTCGTATAGCATTTAGGCTGCGTGTAGTTGTTCCAGTAGCGGTAACTAACTTATTTAGCGTTTCGTCAATTATTTCTTGTGGGACTTTAGCAGTACCCATCCACTCTGTTACGCCTTTACCGAGTCTATCAAGATCGCCTAAAGGCAAAACCTTTGAGCGAGAATATTGCTTAGAAAGGATTCTTTCCATGGTTTCAACAGCCTGCATAGCCTTTGCATTAACAGGCATAACAGACTTGAGCATAGGTACAGAACCTATTGCTGCTTGACCACGAAGCGCTAGACTGCGTGCAATCTGTGGATCTGCAGTAGCAGCCGCCATATGTGAGCGAAGTACACCAAGAACTTCATCTGGAGTTTCTGCTTTAGCAAGAGCACCAGCAATTTCTAGGTCAATTTTATTGTTAAATAAACGTAGGATACGAGCAGCGCTTGTTTCTTCTGCAACAATAGATGCTACAATACCAAAACGCTTGCCTAATAGATACTCATTTACTTTTGATAAATCACCAGCAACTGGTCCACCGATGCCATCTACAAGTCCAGCCTCAGCCATGTATAATTCTTTTAAGAACTTTTGATCGCCAATTTGAAGTTCAAGATCCATAATATTGCCAAGTTTAGTATTCTCAGGATTATTAACAATCTGTTGAATTAACTCAGGATCTTTTCCTACATACTGGCGGAGAACTTGTATCTCACGTAACTTTTTATTAAGAACATCGCGTTTTGCAGCAGCAGCATCACGGGCTTTTTTAGCCTTTGCAACTGCATCTTTGGCATTTTGGATAGCCTTAGGAGCATCTAATATAACCCCTGGGGTCATGCTATCTGCTAAGAACTGGCTAATATTTACGGCTTTGGCTGCAACTATGTCTTTATTAACAATAGCAATACCACCAGTACCACCGTGAATTGCACGAATGTTTGAGAAAGCATCAACTTTCCAAATATCTTCAATTGCATTTGTAAGTAATCCTACAGCATGCTCATTTTTTGTAGCAGCAACTGTCTTAATAAGAGTTGCTAGAGTTTCTGGAGTCTGATCTGGAGTAAATCCTAAAATTGAATCAATATGCTTTGTAGTTTGAATCTTTCTTGCTGCATCGCGTGTCTCTTTTGGCAAAGTTGTATCATTTGTAATCTCAACAATGCGGTCATAGAGTTTGCCGCGTCGTGCAATCTCAAGATTAACCTCATCTAATGGAGCATTAGCAAAATCAGCAGTCAAATCTAGAACATTTGCATTAGGCTTTGTCAGAGATAGGGCGTATTCGTCCATATTCTGTGATGCAACTGCAAATCCATCTGCCTTAGGTAGTTCTTCTACTACAAATGCACCAGGAAAAGCCTTGCCTGTGTTAGTAAAGTCAGCAGATAACTGCGAAAGTCCACGAATAATATCATCTTGTTGTCCAGATACGACTGAATCTCCCAAGAATTTAGTAATCTTTTCATCACCGAGTACTGGAGTGGTCTTGGAAGTGGCCGCTTCTACAGCATCATAGTGTTTTGTAAGTTGTAAGTTCTGTGCTTCTACAAGAGCGCGTTCTGCTTCGCTAAGTCTTTCATCTGCACGCATATAATGGTTATCTGCTACGCGAGTTATTTTACCTGTAGCATCTCTGCGAGCCTTGATAAGTTCTTTTTCAGCCTTTGTAGGATTAAGAGTATTGCGTATTTCTATTTCACGTAATACGCGTTGTTCTTCTTGGGCAATTGCTTTAACTTCAGCAAGTTTGCGACCTTGACGGGCAACACCTGTAAGTCCAGGTTTTGACGCTTCTGCTAAACCAGCCCTTAAACCTTTGCCGGTGGCAATTGCTTTACCCCCACGAAGAAGTGGAACGATTCCAAAAGATGAATATGATGTAGGATCTGCAGCAACGTTAAGAGTTGCATCAATAATACCCGAGGCTGTTTTGTACAAAGTACTGTTTGGATCTGCGCCTAAGGTTGATAAGGTAGCACGACCAATAGTAAATGATTGACCATTAACTCGACCAAAAGACTGCATAGCCTTGGCTTGTTCTTTTCCTACGCGCGAAGTTGGATCAATAAAGAAACCAGAGCCTGTGCTTACTCCTCCGCCGTTAATTACATCTTGGGTGAGAGATCCAAGCAGCGTTGACTTGTTAGTAAACATGCTTGCAGGACTTAAATCTTTTGCAAACTGTATCCCAGCATTTTTTTCACCGTGGGCTATTGCATAGGCATCACGTCCTGCTGTGGTAATATAGTCATAGGGAGCACGTAGCGTTGCAAAACCTACACGGCTAGCACCTTTAACTGTTCCATACACAGCATCTTTAACAGTTCCAAAGAGTGATTTATCTTTATTGAACTGTGAAGGAAGTGTTTTTACTGCAGTTGCATTACGAATGACTTGATTAACTCCATCAAGTGATGTTACTTTATCAATTCCAGGAGTATTAGCATTAGCACCAGCCTTAATAAGGCCAACAACTACTTCTTTGCTCAAAGTTGGATATTTGCCAATAATTGAGTTAAAATTTTCTATTTCTTTACCGTCAAGTGCAGCCATTTGCTGATTAACGAGACGGTTAAGCATATCACCATTGGTGTTCGCAAAAAGACTTGCGTTCTTTTTACTTTGAACAGAATTTGGATCGTATATGCCTAGATTGATATCAGACACTAAAACATGCCTTCTTCATTGTACGCTTCTACATATCTACGTAGTTCAGGAGTAGGATATGCAGCATACATAGCACGGACTAAGATAGAACCTGCATCTGACGAGTTATAATTAGCCATTAAATCATTAGGAGTTTTACCAGGAGTATTTCCACCCATGCCATCTGTAGCAGGACGGTCAGGACTTCCTGGTGCAAATGGGCTTACAACATTAGTTTGATTAATCATTGAGCGAGTTGCTGCATCTGCACTTACTGCGCTAGCGGTTGTAGCCATAGCCCCGCCTTGTGATAATTCACGGTTAGTTTTTGAGGAACCTTGAGGACCACCAGTTGCATTAGCCATGTTGGCTTCGCGTTGTACGCGCTGTGTGCGTTCTACAATGTTCTGATCTGAGCGAGATGAGTTCTTGCCAACACCTGATACTTTTTGTTGCATTGCCATGTGTTAGTCCTCATCATCGTCGTCATATGGCGTATCGCCAATTTTTTCTAGGGGTTTAACTGGGAGTATCCAACTAGGGAATGACTCGGGATCAGTGATTAACCAAAACGCTGCTTCAGTTGAAAAACCTGCACGGCGTAGTGATTTGTAATATTCATTAAGGGAAATGCAGTAAGCATCAAGAGCAGAGTAGGTATCTAAGTCAATGGTTTTCTTGCGGCTTGCCATCATATTATCCCATCGTTGCTAGAATGCTTTGTAAATCCTGTGGTGGTGCTTGTTGTTGAGGGGCTCCACCAGAAGGTTGTCCAGGAGTGGCTGGGGACGGGGGCGCCTGCTCTACTGGGCCTTGTGTGCCTGGTGGAGCCGTCTCTGGCTGCATAGGTTGTTCAGGCTTTGGAGGCGTGAACACTGCCAATGCAGCATCCTCTATGTTTTCCCCCTTGCGACGACGTTCAATAATGTCGGCAATACTGCGAATTAATGCAGATGGATCTTGTCCCTGTGATACCATTGCAGGAATTGCTTGCGCAGTTGCTGTAATAGATGCAGTTAAATTATCACGCATCTTTTCGATTTCAATTCGTTGTTCTTCTAGGGTTACATTAACGTTCCAAGGAAGTTCACGACGGATAAAGTCTTTCGATACTAAGTCTGCACCTAGCGCTTGGAGTGAGAATATTAGGGCGCGGGAAGGATCTAATCCAGCCATCAAACCATAACGGACTTCAATAGAAGTATCTCCGTTAACATCTTTGCTTGGCTTGTACTTTAACTCGTACGGCGTGCCTTGCGCTGTTCCTCTAACACTCTTTTCTTCATCGAATAGCATTTCATCTACTTCGAAGCATACCTTGAGTACATCTTCAAACACCTCAGCAAGAATGGTTTGACCAGCCTTGATCTGAGAGTCGAAAGCACCAAGTAATGCTTGGACACCTTGACCAGTAATAATACTTGCGTCAATGTTTCCAGTTCTACCTTCAGGATATCGAGCACCAAGTCGTAATTCAGATTGGAGTGCTGATTGCTCCTGAAAAGTAGAGGCGGGAATGTCAAGTTTGACACGCCCGACACCTTGAGGATTTGCAGTTCTGATAATTGCATCAGGTCCCATAGGCAAATCAATTACATCATTAGGGACAACAAATGGTGCTTGGATAGACTTTTCAGCCGCTTCCATAGCAAGGTTTGCAAAACGAGCACGAGCCATTTGTACATAGATGACATCATCAAATTGTCCGCGTGGTTCATCGTCAATTCCAGGGCGACGTGCGATACGCACCATCATCTTGCCCAATGGATTCTTTACTTGACTTAAAATTAAATTATTGCGTGAAGGTACATAGAGAACTGTTTGGTCTTTGTCCATGTACTTGATTAATTCAATTTCCATGTTGTTCTGGTTATAACCTAAACGACCAAGTAATATGCCAGCGTATTCCGGAAATTCATTAGCAAGTTCATG